GGTACTACTTTGTAGAAAGGTCGGTCTTTGTGCCTTCATCAAACAATCGTGGCGGTAAGTATGTACGGAAGAAACTGAAACGCCGACTGGTAAACAAGCAATACCTAATCGTCGCCAGAGGGGCGGCGAAATCGATGTATGGGTCGGTAATACAAAATTACTTTCTTAACGTTAATACGGCTACCACACACCAAATAACGACTGCTCCAACAATGAAGCAAGCCGAAGAAGTAATGTCTCCAATGAGAACTTCAATTATTAGAGCCAGAGGACCACTATTTAAGTTCTTAACAGAAGGTTCTATACAGAATACAACTGGTAATAGAGCACTAAGACAAAAGTTAGCTTCAACTAAGAAGGGTATTGAGAACTTTCTTACTGGTTCTATAGTTGAAGTACGACCAATGTCCATAGATAAGCTACAAGGTTTAAGACCCTTGGTCTCTACAATTGATGAGTGGCTATCTGGAGACATTAGAGAAGATGTGGTTGGAGCAATTGAACAAGGAGCCTCTAAACTTGATGACTATTTAATCATTGCTATGAGTTCTGAAGGAACAATTAGAAACAGTAGTGGTGATACAATCAAAATGGAATTACTTGACATCCTTAAAGGGGAGTACATTAATCCTCATGTGTCTATCTGGTATTACAGATTGGACGAAATTGAAGAAGTTAATGATCCCAGACTGTGGATAAAAGCGAATCCTAATCTTGGAAAGACGGTAACATACGAAACTTATCAAAGAGATGTAGAAAGAGCAGAGAAAGTACCAGCAGCTAGGAATGACATTCTTGCTAAAAGGTTTGGAATTCCTATGGAGGGCTATACTTACTTCTTCACATATGAAGAAACTCTTCCACACCGTAAAAGAGACTTTTGGGAGTTACCCTGTTCTCTCGGCGCAGATCTTTCTCAAGGAGACGATTTCTGTGCGTTTACTTTTCTGTTTCCATTATCTAATGGGAATTTTGGAGTAAAGACAAGATGTTACATTTCATCACTCACATTGAAAAAGTTACCGTTAGCAATGAGATCTAAGTACGAACAATTTATAAACGAAACAAGTCTTCAAGTACTTGAAGGATCTATTCTTGATATGACGGAGGTATACGATGATTTAGATGCGTTTATTATACGACTTGGATACGATGTACATTGTCTAGGATACGACCCATATAATGCTCGAGAATTTGTTGAACGTTGGCAAACCGAAAATGGTCCATTTGGAATTGAAAAAGTTATCCAAGGAGCAAAGACCGAAAGCGTTCCATTAGGAGAATTAAAAACTTTGGCAGAAGAGAGAATGTTGCTCTTTGATCAAGAACTTATGACCTTTGCTATGGGTAATGCAATAACATTAGAAGACACAAATGGTAATCGTAAGTTATTAAAAAAGCGATACGATCAGAAAATTGATCCTGTTGCTGCATTAATGGACGCTTTTGTTGCGTACAAACTTAATAAAGATTCATTCGAATAGGAGAAATGAAATGATTAGTAATGATAGAAATAATGATTTAGAAATTAAAGAGGGAGTAGTTTCTAATCCAGAAATCAATGTTGGCAAAAAAGTAAGCGAACATTACATTGTGGAAGCTTTTCGAGATGGAAAACTTTTATGGGTTGAAGAATTTGATAATCTAGTCGTTAATGTAGGATTGGACGATTCTCTTGATAAACATTTAAAGGGTTCTGCCTATACTGCAGCTTGGTATGTTGGATTAACCGATGGAACTCCATCATTTGCTGCTGGCGATACTATGGCCTCACATGTTGGTTGGACAGAAGAGCAGACTTATGACGAACTAGTTCGTCAAGACTTAACTTTGGGCGCGGTATCAGGACAGAGTGTTGATAACAGTGCGTCTAAAGCAGTTTTTACAATTAGTGGCACAGCAACATTTGGTGGCGCTTTTGTTTGTTCTGATGACACTAAGGGTGGAACTACCGGAATTCTTTATGGAGGTGGAGCATTTAGTCAGGACAGAAATCTTATAGATAATGATGTATTGAACGTAACGGTTATTTGTACTGCTTCTGCATCATAATCTAAAGGAGGATCGTAATGGCTATATTTTCCGATTCTTTTACAGATACTGATGGTGTGCAATTACAGAATCATACACCAGATGTAGGAACAAGTTGGACACGTTTATGGGGCTCTGACGTCAATTTAGATTTTGAAATTAATACGAACGAATGTAGACCAGAAACTAGTAATAACGATGGTGTTCTGTATACTGCAGATGCGACTTATTCTAGCGCGGATTATTATATTGAATTTACTCATAGTGCCTTAGCCAGTGCAGGTGCGCAAACAATTTTCTGGTTGCTTCGGGTGCAAGATATTAACAACATGTATGCTGTGGTAGCACGAGGAATAGGCAGCGATTTTTACATATATAAAAAAGTAAGCGGAACTTGGACGCTGCTTGACACCTATGTAGGTGGATGGGCTGCTGGATCAGTAATCAAGTTTGAAGTAATTGGAACTTCGCTAAAGGTTTACGATGATTCAGTGGAGGTGATGAGCGTAACGGACAGCGACATTAGTGGTGCTGGAAAGGCAGGAATCGCGTCTGGTGGGGGGAGCGAATTAATAAACTCCTCTCACGATTCATCAAATTCACATCGATTTGATGATCTTACAATTGATCTAGCCGTATCATCAATAGACGAATCTATATCTTTAGCAAATTACAAAGGCGTATCCCCAGCAAATAATGTAAATGTACTGAATAGTATATCCATTCAGAAATTTGTTAGTAATTTTGCATCCTCCATCGTAAATGTACAAGAGTTAGTATCACAAAACAGAGTTTCTTCACTTGTTTCATCTTCTGGAATTGTGAAAGAAGAAAGTTTAAGTCTTTCCAAATTTCTTGGTATAAGTCCTATAGCGATAATTCAAATTTATGAAAGTACAAATCTTGATAGACTAAATGCTTTACTTTCAAACTCACAAGTAAATGTTTATGATTTTGCAACTTTGAATCGGATCAACGCCATTCCTACAACAGAACTTGGAATTATATTTGATTCTGTTTCATTAAATCGTATAGATACGTTAGCAATTCAAGAATCATTACTAGGAGGTATTGATGAAAGCATAAGTCTTTCGAAAATTATGGGAATTTCTTCAAATTCTCAAGTTTCTGTTAGTTCAACTGTAACTTTGAATCGGATTAACACTATTCCTACAACAGAGCTTGGAGTTATATTTGATCTAATTAATTTAGGACTTATAAAAGGATTAACTATTCAAGAAGAAACACAGGGACAGATTTATGAAACTGTGATTCTTAATAGAATAATGAATATTCTTGCAAATTCACAAGCAAATGTCTATGATTCAGCAACTTTAAATCGAATTAACACTATTCCAACATCATCTGTTGGAACTATATTTGATTCAATTTCGTTAAATCTTATAGATACATTAGCAGTTCAAGAATCAATACTTGGAGGTATTTATGAAAGTGTAGTTCTTAATCGTTCAATGGGTATAACTCCAAATTCGCAAGTATTTATCGGTGATTTAGTAAATTTAACTTCTGTTTATGGATTGAATACATCAACACAAATGACCTTTGACCAAGTTATTAATCTTGATCTTGTTCGTGGTATAAGCCCGTTTGAACAGTTGATTGTCGATCAAATGCTTAATCTTAACGTTGTTCATGGATTAAGTGATATAGAAACATTAGAAATTACTGAATTATTGTCGCTTGCAAAAGTAAACGCTTTAATCTCTACAGAGAATGTTGTTATATTTGATTCCATTGGATTACCTTTGTGGCTTTCAATGTTAATAAAACCAACTGGAAAGTTCGTTATTACGAATGTTAAAGCCGACAATGCATTCTTTGTTATATTTAGAGATAAACGTTTTGGTGCTATATTTAGAGATAAAAGCACAAAAGGAGGATCATGATAAAAACATTACCAACAAAAGATCCAGATGACACAGAACCATATTTCATTGTATGGTGTGACAAAAGTACTGGTATTAATGACGGAAGCCAGAAAGATAATGGAGAGTTGCAGGGAGCAACAATTGTAAGTGCTGTTTGGACTCTTCCTCCAGGAATAGTTGAAGAAGATTCTAATCAAGATGCAATAACTATAGCTGGAATAAATTATGCAGCCAATACAGTTTGTACAATTTGGTTATCTGGAGGGACAGCAAAGACTAATTATACTTTAGAGTGTCAAATAGTTACCAGTGATGGAAGATTGTTAACAAGATCCATCATTGTTCCAGTTGGCGAGGCATAAGCCTATGACAAAAAATTACAAGACCATAACTGCTCCGCCAGGTGACGAACCAATGTCTTTGGACGAACTTTTAGCTCTATTTAAAATTGATCTTGATATTTGGAAAGTTGATAGATTTCTTCCAAATTCTTGGCCAATGGGAGTTAAAGTAGAAGACAAAGACATTGAGTTTGTTAATGGCGTTATGACTGGACATGTAAGAAGTTTTGGTGAAATAAATACAAAGAGGTTATATCAAGCCAAAGCTTGGTTATCTAGACGAGAATTAATTCCATCTAGAGTGCCAATTCATAATGTTGTTGTTAACATACGAAAATCAAGGTCTAGAAAGCCGAAGCCGACAGGGACCAAAACTGTTTTGGTATTACCGGATCCTCAGTTTGGTTTTCTTAAAGAAGTTAACAAGATTGGAGCAGTTCCCTTACACGATAGGGTGGCAATTGATGCTATATTTCAAGTAGCATTAGAAGTAAAACCAGATGTGATTGTTTGGGCTGGTGATATTTTAGATCTTTCTGAATGGTCGACGCGCTATATTCTTAGACCAGAGTTTCAGATGACAACGCAAGCAGCGTTAATAGATGCGGCGTGGCATATTGGTAATTTTGTTGCTAGTTTTCCATTTTCTGAGCATGTAGCCATGATAGGAAATCATGATAATCGTTTAGAAACCTACATGATTAAGAACATGAGACAAGCATACAACATTCGTCCAGCAGATCAGTTATATTTGGGGTCTATGATGGAAATAGACAATTTACTTGGGTTATCGAGAATGGGCGTTAACTATGTTGGTAGATATCCCGACGGGGAATGGTGGTTGAATAGATATTTAAAAGTTGTTCATGGTTCTGTAGCTAGAGTCAGACCAGGTGCAACCGCCAGTTCGATTATACAAAATTCGACAGTTAATCAAATTTTTGGACATATTCACAGACAAGAAATAGTGTCAGAACGAATTCTTGAAAAATATGACGATCGTCCAATTTGGGCAGCAAGTTCTGGGTGTTTATGTCATCTTGATGGTCGAGTTCCAGGATCTTCCAAAGATAGAAACTGGCAAAAAGGAGCTATGGTTGTTGAGTATGATCTTGGAAAATTTGTTGGTTTTCCAGAATTTATCAGAATTCATGAAGACGCCGCTATATTTAGAGGTAACACTTATAAAGGACGAGATCGATTTGAAGATTTAGTACATAGTACTAAAGGACAATTTGATTGGAATTCTTATAAACCCGTAGCCTTTAATTAAAAGAAAGGAGGTATGATGTAGTGCCAGATACATTTCTTACCAGATTAAGACGAGCCTGGAACATATTTCGTCTTGGAGAAACTTATGATTATCCAGACATTGGTCCTGGTTATGGTTATAGAGCAGATAGATATTTTAGTTATTCTACCTCTGAAGGCTCAACGGTTACTTCTATCTATAATAGAATTGGGATTGATACGGCAGCAGTTGGAATACAGCATGTTCGTGTTGATGACAATGGTAGATATTTGGAAACTATAGCCTCTCGTCTAAATGATTGTTTAACCGTTGAAGCAAATATTGATCAAACAGCACGTTCTTTTATACAAGATGTTGTTGAATCTGTGTGTGAAGAAGGATCCATTGCAATAGTGCCGACCAATACAACAGAAAATCCAGCAGTTATTGGTTCTTATGATGTTGTAGATATGAGAGTTGCAAGAATAATACAATGGTATCCAGAGCATGTCCAAGTAGATGTTTATAATCAAAAAACAGGCTTGCATCAACTTCTTAGACTTCCAAAAACTATGGTAGCCATTATAGAGAATCCGTTATATTCTGTTATGAATGCGCCAAATTCAACATTAAGACGTCTTATAGAAAAAATTAATCTGCTGGATGTAATAGATAAACAAAGTGGTTCTGGAAAATTAGATTTAATAATCCAGTTACCATATGTTATTAAAACTGATAAGCGAAGACAGCAAGCTGAGAATCGCCGCGAGATGATCGAAACCCAATTACATGATTCACAGTATGGTATTGCTTATACTGATGCGACCGAAAAGATCACACAGTTAAACAGACCAGCTGAGAATAATTTAATGGGCCAGGTGGAGTATCTGACTAGAATGCTTTGGAGCCAGCTGGGTATGACCCAGGAAGTTTTCGAAGGTACCGCGGACGAGACGATGATGATTAATTATTGGAA